TCCCCAGTGAGTACTGTATTAGAAGTAAATACTGCCTTCCCGCCAAATCTAGCCCAAGATGATTCAGGATTACTACCAGGTGGACTTACTCCATTATCCGGATCATATAGATTATTTATTACTAACATTTTAAATAATAAAAAGGCAGAGGTTGCTTATTTAGATGGATTCCGTGAAACAGCTTTCCAGAATAGTAATACAGCAGGAAAATTTGCAGTACAAGTAAGAGAATATATTCCTCAATACTGCATGACTCAATTCGATCCAGCTAACCCATCATCTCCGATAATTGATAATGTACAACCGACTACAAACTTTACATGTAGTTATACATTACCATTTGTAACAACTGAGACTCCCCAATCACAATCATTTGCGGAAGTGACTTTAAGTGATATAGAACCGGCTACTGGTGATGTATATAAAGTAAAAACATTTTACAAAGCCGGTGGTCAATTTGGAGAATATATAGACGCCGGCGAAACGATATTAGAACAAGTTGAAATGTTAACAGATTCAGGGTCACAAGAAGCAAATGGATTTGATGGCGCATCTTATAATAGAATGGGATTCTTTTCGAGCTTAGGTGATTATGAAACATACTTTACTTCCTCCGGAGGACCACTTACACCGACTAATCTTATAACACCGTCATTTGATATTGGTGAATTAATGAGCGGTATAACATTAACTCCTGCTAGTACATCCAATGTAAGTACAATTAGTTATGTCCGTTTAAGAGATGAATACAGACCTAACCTAACAAAGAACTCGGAGTATTTACTTTCACTAAATTCATATGCAGTGTTGCCATCAAGTGCAGTAAATTCTCAAACAAATTTACCGGACCAGCCTATCATGGACATATTTATCTCTGGTAGTTATGGATCTATTGTTCCTGATATGGATGAGTCATATGGAGGTTCTAGGAATTCATATATTTTTAGTAACTCAGAAGTAGTTGGTGATTATAATGATACATTAGAACTTCATTATGAAGATAATAAAGAATTTGGTATAAGAGTAGGAACAATTGTACCAAATATAAGTGGTAGTGTGTCACCATCTTTATTCAGATTTAAATCAACAACAGATCAACAAGTAGAGTTCTTTTTAGTGCCTAGACAAGGAGTGTTTACAGTATCTAATATAAGTATCAAGACATTTAATGAAACTGGATTTACTCCTAACTTTGGTAAGTTTGCCACT